CTACTGCCTGTCGTCTTAGCCATATATCTCACAATCCCTTTCCGCATTTAATTCTTTTTAATTCATCCACACAAGCAGAAATAATAAATCGCATTACTGCAAGCCTGCGTGTTTATTTTTTTTATTTCTTCAATGGTATGTTAGAGACTTTCCCTTTAACCTAAACTACTATTGAAATAATTGAAGAATTAATCAAAACGCTTTACTGCTCCCCTGTTTTTCTTTTTTCGTTGTAGTCCGTGAATTGAAAGAATTGCTTTCCCCAAGCAATTTCCAATGCGTCTCTTTCTTTAGGGAGCATTTTTTGTGTGCATCTTACGCCTGTTACCTTACCGTTAGCACCCCTTCTCGCTGAATAATTCGTAGCCAACATTACTGTTGCGAACACTTCCTGTAACTTAGCGTCCTCTATCATTGTAATAAGCCCCTTAATCAGTATAGGTTTGCACACTTGCACATACAAGCCCTCACCTATTTTTATTTTACCGCTTATTTTTACATGAAAATTAGGTGCTGAATGAAGACTTATGAACACTCTACCATTCTCGTGTGCAAGTATCTCATAATAAACTGCGTGTCTATCTACCCAAGTGCGGGCAATAGTGCCTAAACCCTCTACTATGGGTCTTGCATCTACAATTCCCTTCACAGGTAAGGCAGGGTGGTCTTCTACCTTAACAATCTCCGCAGTCGTTAGGTAAGAGGTAGTATCAATCGGTAAGCAATGCTTAGTATATACTACTACTGCCTTTTCTTCATCGTTAAAATACTCACTAACAATTCCTTTCATCGGCAAGCCTGCGTCCCATAGGGAAGCATACTCTCTATACTTCAACGCCCTGTCCCAAACATGAATTATATCATACATTATCTTGTGGTCTCTCACAATCAATCTTTTATTTTTAGTCTCTAAAATAACATAGGGCTTCTTAATTAACTTCCTTGTTTTTTCGCTACGAGAAAATGGAGTCGCACTAATTACTTTAATATCTTTAAAGGCTAAAGTCATTGCTTCCATGCTTTCCACCAATCCTCATTCTCTACCTTATCATTCCTAACCCAAGCACTATACGCCTTCATGGTCTTGTAATAATCGTCTCTCAACGCAAAGGTGTATTTGGTTGGTGCTTTAACACCAAACCACTTGTATGCCCTGCGTAGTATCTCTTCTGCATTCATTGTTTCTTCTTCACTCATTTTCCTTCCCTTCTATCCAATTACTATAATCAGTAAAACTATTCATCTTGTATATTTTTACTTCTTGTTTAGTCGTCTCACATTCTCTCGCCTCAATCTCGGACTCAATACCCTTAGCACCACGCATTAACTGTGCTACCTTTATCGGGTTAGCCTGCACCGTTCTTCTCTCTCTATTGTTTAGCGCTTCTGCTATCTCATTAGCCGACATACCGACCATCCTATCTCTAAGAATATGGCCGACTGCTCGCCTTGTCCGTATAAACCTCTTACCTCTACTCTTCATAAAATCACCATGCGTTGAACCTTAATAAAACCTTCTACAACAATGGGAAATCATTGTCGTCTCTCGG